ATACAAATAATAAATCTTGTTTTTGGTGCATACATCCGATTCCATATAGTTCATATGGGATGCCTATAAGTTATGATAATATAACAGATACATATATATCATATGGTTATTTTTGTTCTTTACAATGTGCGAATGCTTATAATTTTTCAATTCACAATGGGAGTGATAAAGTTTGGGAGATAAATAGTATGATACAAAGGTTAGGTAAAATATATAATATGGAGATTCCAATAAGACCAGCACCATCACGATATTTGCTAAATATTTTTACAGATGGTGAATTATCAATAGAAGAATATAGAAATTTACATTCAAATAGGGATTCTTCTCATATATTAAATTTGCCACCAATGATAACATTATCATCAGGATACGAAATAGCAAATACATCATATATAAAGACATTATCTGATAATATAAAAAATTCTATTCCAAATATTGGAACAAATATGGAAGGTAATAACAAAAAGGTTAAAATAAATTATAATATGAATAATAAATTTGCAAGTAATAATATAGATAGCAAATTAAACTTAATAGTATTGCCTTAAAAAAAAAAATGATATAAAGATTAAAAATATATAAGAAAACGGGGAATGGATAACGCTGGTGAAATTTATTTTACACCTTATAAAACATCAACAATAACATGTAATGCTAATATTGGGAAAAATATAAATATAGATTTATCTGTATTATTTAATAATATTGAAATTAATGAAAATAAATACGAATCTATAATATGGATACAAAATTTAAAAGGGGATAATCAATATAGTCGCGGAATATATCCTAAAAAAATAAGAAAATCAAAAAAAAATAAAAATAAAAAAAATAGATTTGATAATCAAGTAACAATTATATATAAAATAACAGACATTTATATGCCAAATATAAAAATTTTTAAAAATGGAAATGTTCAATTAACAGGATTAAAAAAAATAGAAGATACGAAAAAAATAGTTGATAAAATAATAGAAAATGTTAGAAATATTTATATAAATATTGATAAAAATATAAATACAAATGAAGAAGTAGATTATAATATATTAGAAAATTTAGAATATTGTAATTTGTGCGTAAGACTTATAAATACTGATTTTAAGACTTATACACGTCCAGATGAAGTAGAAAAATTTAATATACGTAGAAAAGAATTTCATCATTTATTAATAAGTGATAAATATAATAATAAAAGTAGTTTTCAACCAGGTATATATCAAGGTGTTAAATTGGAATATTATTATAATGATAATAATAATGGAATATGTAGTTGTGTATTTCATAATTATAGTAAAAATAAAAGCTGGTTAGAAAATAAATGTAAAAAAATAACTATAGCAATTTTTGAAAGTGGAAGTATATTAATTACTGGGGGTGTAACATTTGAACAAGTAGATAAAGCTTATAATTATATAACTAAAATAATAAGTGATAATATGCAATTAATAAGAAGACCCGTATTTGTATACGAAAAAAAGATTAATCATTGTTTGTAACATTTAAAATTATACATCTCTGTATTAAAATATTGATATAACGAAGGTGGTGGATTATTACCTGGTCTATTATTACTTGGTATATGATTTTTAGCATAAAACTGAGAAGCATAACTTTCAGCATCTGGTGTTATTTTTTGTTTAATATAATCATTTCCCCAAGGTTTTCCACTAAATGAATCACGTTCGCCATATATACCAGCATTTTTAACAACCGGTGGTACTATTTTATTTTGTTCATTATCTATATAACTGAAATTCATTTATATATTATTCTATATATATTATACATAATAAATTAATATTTATCTTTAACATATTCTTTAAACATTCGATTTCCAATATCTTCAGATGCATCTTCAAAGGTTTTTTCATTATTAACAATTTTATCTCTCATATTTAAAAACATTAGCAACCTATTTTGGTCATATATAGGTTCTACAATAGTATCAAATAACATAGGATATCTTTTATAAAATAATTCATATTTTTTTTTTAGTATTGTTTTTTCATTATCTGTAATAATATCAAAATTATATTCCTTTCTAATACTATCAATAGTATCAATAATTTCCTGTGTAGTCATACCATCTTTTATAAAATCTAAGTTTTGTTTATCTCTTTTATTTTTAGGCATTCTATTATAATTAAAGAATAAAATCTTTATATATTTATTTCATCCATCTATTGCTATCCATTTTTTAGGACACAATTCAGATGTATCGTTTTGTTTATAAGAAGGACCGAACCATATTTTGGGATAATATACTATTTTATTATCATTATTACATAAATATGCACCAAACCAAGAAAAAGTACTATTAGCTATTATAAAATAATCACAACAAGACATTAATAAAATTTGCTCCCATTCAACAATTTCGTCGTTAACTTTAATAAAAGTTAACTTATTATTAAATTTATTATTTAATACATTAATAAATTTATTAACAATTATATTATCACCAGAGTGGCAAAAAAACAATATATTGCAATTTTCTATATTATCATTAAATTTTTTTAAATAATTATTTAATTCGATTAAGCAATTTAAATAATATACTAAAGATTTTACAGGATGCAAATGTTGAATATTAATATAATCACCAACACGGAAATGAATACATATAGTTTTTTTATTAAACATATATAATAAATTTTCTTTTATTTTAGTTCGTTTTTCATTTATATTTAAAATACTTTCTATTTTATCATAATTATTATCAAAATATCTATAGCTTTGGTAATAACCATTAAAAAAAATATCTTTTTTAAAATCATAATTTTTTAAAGATATATCATTATATTTAAATTCTACCTCGTTATGTATTTGTGCTGTATTTTTTAAATAATCAAGTTCTGAATGTTTGTAGATAATAACATCCTTTTTTAATTCTATAAAAAAATCATCCCAATATGTTTTACAATTACCAAACACAGTATTTTGAATACCAGAACAAAAAGCATAATTTATTGAATTATCAATAGCACAAGATATTCCTGAAAAAATTATAAATAATTGATTTCCAATTCTTTGCTCAACAATTATTTTAAGCATATAAATATAAATATAAATATAATATTATATTTATATAATATTATGAATCATCTATGGATAAATAAAGATAGTAGTAAATTGAGATATAATTTTATGAATAATCAGTTATATAATAATAATTTTAAAAATACAAGAGTATCAGCAATAACACCAAGTGATTTTGATACATTATTAGTACAAAAACGTCCATTGACATGTAAATATCCTGGATGTACTACTTGTGAATATGAATTCGCTTGTTTATCAAGTCACATAAAGGCAATGATTGAAGGTTTAAAAACAGAAGATGAATATTTTATTATTTTAGAAGACGATATAATATTACCATTTGATATTAATTATGAAGATTTAATAAAAGAATTACCAGATGATGCAGAAATAATTCAAATGATGGTATTATATGATAATACTGTAAAAACTTTTTATCAATATTATAAAGAACGTAATATAAAATATATTAAATGGCGATATTTATTACCATCAACTGGTATGTATATTATTTCAAGAAAAGGAGCTGAAAAAATAGTTAATCTTTTTTATAATAAAAAAACAAATATGTATGACTATTCTTCATCTCCTCATCAAATTGTAGCAGATGTATTATTATATAGTACAGCAAATACATATTGTATGACACTTCCATATTGTTATCCAAATATAGATATGGGAAGTGATATTCACCCAGATCATTTACTTGCTCATTCAAAAGCTATAATTGAAATAAAAAAAGTATTAAATGATTTTAATGATAAATTACCATTTATAATTAAAAAAAATAATATTTAAATATTATCTTCGCCATCAATATCATAATCTTCGTTGAAAAAATATACAGAAATTAGTTTTTTTCTCATATTGCGAAGTTCTCCGCATATTTCTAAAAATTTAGCATTATCGGTAAGCCATTCTTTAAACAATTTATTATATAACTCTGTTGCTTCGTTTATTAAAGGATATTTATTAATATTATTTGCTGCTAACATTTGCGCTTCTTCCGCTAATCCTATTATATGAGAAAAATGTTTAGTTATACAATCTCTACATCTTTTATTTTTATTGGCCAAATGCTCTTCTAATAATATAGATTGTTTTATAATTTGTTGCATATTATATTTTGGATCACTTACTGGGTCAATAGAGTCGCACATTTTAACATTACATGTTGAATTATTATCAGACTTTTCTTCTTTTTTAATATAATTTTTCAAAGGAATTTTAATTTTAATATAATAATATACATATCCAAATATAGATATTAATAATAATACAAATAAAGTTAAATACGCAGTAATATTTTTACTATTCATTAAAATTAATTATGTTCTATATAAATAGAACATATTAAAGATGTCTGCTAAATTGAAAAAAGGGGGTAATTGTCCTTTATCTGAAGCCTTTGCCAATCAAAATGGCGGGAGTTTAAAAGCCTGTGTTAAAAAGTGTGAAAAAAAAGCTACTAAATCACCAAAGGCTAAAAAACCATTAACTGATTATACTAAATTTGTAAGAAGTACAGCACCTGGTATTAAAGCTAAAAATCCTACAATGAAGCAAACAGATGTTATTAAAGCTGTTGCAAAATTATGGAGAGAACAAAAAGCATAGAATGTAATTTAAATTTATTATTTTTATATAAAAAATTGATATAATTTTATATTAGTATACTTATTATTTTATATGTCTCAAAAAAGTATTGAAAATTTAACCAGAATTAAAAGAATTAACAATTTGGACTCAGTTGTTTTATCAGTAATAGATAAAATAACAAGTAGAGCCGAAGTAGGATTTAAAAAATATGGTACAAACATGGATAGAAAAGATTTAACAATTATTCAGTGGATAGATCATTCGATTGAAGAAAAAATGGATGATATACTTTATATGGAAAAAATTAAAAGAGAATTGAATAATATTATACCATATATAGAAACAAATGCTAATGGTTTTAATAATGATGAATTATCAAATAATGATTTAGTTAATAAATCCTCAAATAAAAGGTTATTTATTAGCAATTTGCAAATAAACTTAACTTGGCAAAAATTAAAAGATATTATGAGAAAATACGGAGATGTAGCATATGTAAATATTATTGATAATAATAAAGGTAACGCTCTTGTAGAATTTAAAAATATAGATGATATAAATACAATAATTTCAAAACTAAATAATATTGAAATAATGGGGTGTAAAATTAAAGTACGATTAGATAATAAATAAATATCTATATACCCAAATGTGATTCTATTGAAGAAATTTTATTCGTCAAATCTGTTATTATATTTTTTAAAGAATTTATTTCATTTGCTTGTAAATTTGAAGTATCTAAGTCGTTGTTGTATATATCATTAATATTATTATTTATATTTGTTGTTTGATGTGAAACATATTTAGATAATGTTATATATTTGTCATATAATGTTATAGATTTTCCATCAGAATCAATATTGTTATTATAACTACTATTATTATATAAATTATTATAAAAGGTAGACAATTCATTTTCTATTCTTACATCTATTAATTTTGATAATACATTACCATTTACAACTAAATTATCATTATATATATTACTTATTATATATTTATTTATTTTACCCTGATATATATTATCAAGTGATAATGTATCAAATTTATTAAAAACATCATCGTTAATATTTATAATATAATTTGATATATTTGCATCTACATTTCTTATATTATAATTTATTGAATTTATATAATTAGACATATTTAAATCAACTCGATTTAAAATTTTAGTATTTATATATTCGCTATCTGCGATATTATTATTATTTATAGCAGTATTATATATATTATTATAGTGATTTTCTAATTCTTTTTCTATTTTAACATCTATTAATTTTGTTATTATTTTTCCATTTATAACTAAATCATCGTTATATATATTACTTACTATAAATTTATTTATACTTCCCTGTATTACATTATCTAAAGATATAGTCTTAATTTTATTATCTACAAAATTATCTATTATTAAATACTGATTTGATAAATTATAATTTACTATATTATTTATTTTATCTTCTAAATGTTCACTATCTCCAGCATAAGGATTTTCTACTGCATTGTTATATATATTATTATAAAAAGATTCTAACTCATTTTCTATTTTAACATCTATTAATTTTGTTATTAGTTTTCCATTTACCACCAATTCATCATTATATATATTACTAACTATATATTTATTTATATTTCCTTGAGATATATTGTCTAATGTTAAATTATTAATTCTGTCATAAAATTTATTATCAATTTCTATTAAATAATTTGACATATTATAATCTATCAAAGAAGATATTCTATTTTCTAAATTTTCATTATTACCAAGTGTTGGCTCTTCTATTATTACATTTCTTATTATATTCGATATATTTCTATAAGAATCATACTCATTTTCATATGGACTTACATATAAATTAGAAGAATATAGCTCTTTATAATAATTTACATCTAATTCCATAACATTTATATTTTTTACTGTTAATGTACCAGTTATTACCATATCATTATCATAAATATTATTTACTATATATTTATTATTATCACCCTGTGATACACTATCTAAATTATGTACTCCTAATATATGATGTATATCTTGTACATTATTTAATATTTCAGTTAATTGTATATTTGAAATTAATAAATTTGAATTTTCATAAAATTCATACAATCTATCCTCTGTGAAATATAAATTAGAACCTTCTTCCAAATCTGTAGTTGATTTATCCATTAAATTTATGTTATTTATCAAAGAACCATCTGCTTTTATATATGATGAATTTATTGTACCATCAATATCTATATTATAATTTAATATATTCTTATTACCAATATATCCATTATTAGATATTTTTAATATTTCAGTATAATTATTTAAAATATTTATTATATCATTTTCACCAATTTGATTTATAACAAATGCCGAATTGACACCATAATTAATTATATTAAAACAATCAGAATTGTATATTGAAGTATTTACTATAGTACTATTATTATTTATTAGTATATTATTTGTTTCAATATATTCAGAACTATTGGAATTCAATGATAAATTTAAATCTGTCAACGATATATTATCTATTCTTTCTGATAATTCTAATATCTGATTTGATGTTTCTAAATTAGAAGCATGTGTTATATTAAATTTTTCTTTAATATTATAATCAATATTTTTTAAATAATTTAATTCCGTTTTTGATACATTATTTATATTACCACTGAATTTTATATTACCATTAATATCTAATTTTTCACTTGGATTATTATTTGAAATACCTACATTACCATTGTTTTTTATTTTAAATACTATGTCAGAAGAATTACTACATTCAATTATATTATTTATAGTATCGTTTTGAAATATTTTTAACGCGGCACCATTTGTATTATTTGCAATTATTTCTATATTTGAGCTAATTTGTGTTTCTGTATATATAGAAGTAGTTGTTCCCAATACTGTTATATTACTTACATTTAAATGTTTAGCATTTATATTTCCGTCAACTAATATATCTCCTGTAAAAGAATTATTTATTATAAATTTATTTACTAAACCATTTTCAATATTATCTAAAGTAATATTTTCAATAGTATTATATAATTTATTATGTTCTTCTATTATATAATTAGATGTAACAAAATTTGAAGAATCTATAATTATACCTATATGCGATTCGTCTATATTATTTATAACTTTTAATACATTGTTTTCGACATTTAAAGTACTGGAATCTATAGATG